TCAACACCACTTTTCACCCCTGTTTTAGGATTAACAACATCAACATTATGCTTTAACTGTGGCATAGTGTCAAAGAATTTTCTTATCTTTAGAAATGCACTTTGTGATAAACTTTCTAAAAATGTTTTAAGTTCATCTACTGTACTATCTTTCGCTGGAAATATCTTTTCCCCTTCAAATATGTGGTCAATACAAGATGCAATTACATTAAAAACTGTATCTATATTAGCCTTATTTAAATCAAAGCCTGATTTCGTAATATTTAGCGATGGATAATTCAATACTAAACCTAATTTTCTTTTTTCATCAAGTATAACTTTATTGGTGTGTGCGTCATCTACTTGTACCTCAATAGTTGATAAATCTAATTCAACTTCTGCCATAGTTTCTTTATCATCTGGACATACAACTTTAAATTTAGCAATTTCACCTACGGATTTAGCTCTTACTTGTAATAACAAATATTCTACATCAAACATTGGTAATTTGTCAATGTCTAATTTTTCATATGTACAAGCTGTTAAAACCTCTTTAGTTGCATTAATAACTTCTGTGTTGTTTTTTGATTCCATAGCCAAGAGTAAAATTTTTTCCTCTTTAACTAGAAATGGTCTAAATTGTACTTTCAAATCTTGCGATGGCAAAGTCAATTCATATCTTGGTGTTTCAATTATTGGTAATACCATTATATCTCCTTATTAATTATATATTTAGTGGTGGTAACTTAAATGGTGGAAAAACTCTACCACCAGTTATTCTTCCTATCGGTGCTTTTCTTCTCAATTCATTTAATACATCACGCCCCGCTCTTCGTATCTCTGGTGGTAACATACTTATTAATCCACCAAGTACACCTCCAGCTCTTTTTACTGTAGGTTGTTTCCACTCTGATTGTCCTACTCCTATTTTTCCTGCTCTATCAATAAAATAGTTAACCCAATATCTAAAATCAAAAGTAACTGTAAATGTTTGTACTTCATTTGCAGTATACGAAAAATCAACAGGACTTATTGACTGTGGATAACAATCAAATAATCTTACTCCATATGTAATGTCGTCCCTTTCTTGTTGACTAGCAAATTGTCCTAAAGCATATATGTCAATAGGAGCAACATAATTACTATAATAATTCATATTATGTGAAACATTACTAAATGCAGCTTTTTGCCACAATTCAAAAAAGGTTCTTTCTCTTAAAAATTTATCGGTATAAAATGTTGCTGTAATTGGTGCGTATGTATGATCATATACAAAGGACCTTTCAGGTCCATTATGTCTAATTTTTTTAACTGTTGCCTCTCTTCCTGGCATTGCAATTGCATTACAAAAAGCCTGTACTCGTCTTTGTGTTCCATGTTTTTGTACAGCCATCAATTGAGAGTGTGATGTGAATCCTAATTTTTCTTCTTCACCGAATGCCTCAGAATTTTCAAAACCAGCATCTGACCCTGCTGATTGATTAATACCTATACTACTACCTATACCTTTTGGTAAACCAAATTCAACATAATATCTAGCCTTTCTTTGAAAGCCTTCGGCCTCATTTACATATGCTTGAAATCTTCCTAATGTTGATTCAGGATTGCCCCCAGCTTTTTGTCTTAATCTTGGATCACTTTGTACATTATCTAAAGAACGGTCTCTAGGTAAACCTATTCTTATATCATAACCACCAATTCTTTTTCCGCCTCTTAAAATAGCCATTAGTAAGGTTTTCCTTTTCTAAATTGTTGTACTGGTAAATAAACTGCCATCGCCGACTCATCAAAATCAATTCTTAAAAAACTTGATCTAACATGATTGTACAAATATTTCTTAATTGTTTTTTTAACAACACCAAAACCTTTAACGCCATCCCAAGTAGCATTAATTCTAGTGTTTGATTTCATGCCACCAGTAGCAAATCTATGTAAAAATTGTAATAATTTAAATCTTTGTAATGGTGGTATATAATGAAAATTTAATCCCATAAATCCTCCAGGTATAGTTTCTAACGGCAACACTAGTGGAAATACATCATAATAAGGTAATTGTTTTTTAAATTTGGGATCATAAAAAAACATATTCAATCTTCCAGCACTAGGGATTCCATTAAGTCTACCAGATGCCATCAATTTTCGTCTATTAATACTACCTAAATTTTGTATATTAGTTCTATACCAATCGGCAGATTTTCTAACTCCACCTTGTCTATCTTTTAAAGGGTCTAGTATTGATATTGCCATTTCGCTAATATTTATAATGAAAAAGGAGGCAGTATTACTACCGCCCCCTTAAAGTATTATTTGAAGTGAGAGAGAATTACTCCTCGTCAGCTAATTTACTAAAATATGATAATGTATCATCATCATCACTAGCTTTGGAAGTAACTTCAGTGTTACTTTTCGCACTACCGTTTGTTTTTTTAGACGGAAGGTTTGTCTTCTCAACAGTATCTGCGCTTCTTATACCCGTAATCGTTCTATTCAGTTTCTCTTTGAGTTCATCATAGGATTTAAAATTACTAGGGTCTAGGAAAGGTTTCAGAGCGTATTGTGATTTCCAAATCTTTTTGATGTCTTCATCAGTAGATTTGATTTGACTCACACTCTCAAACTCGGATTTGTCATAGTTCCAATAACCATCAACTTTTCTAATCTTTAACTTAAAGTTACAGCCTTTCCAAAAGTCAAATGGATTTACTGGTTTTTCGTCATCAAATGCTGGTTGCATTGCTTCAGTAATCTTATCAAATATTTTTTTACCATATCTGAATAAGAACACCTTACCTTCATTATCTGGATTTTTAGGATCTGATGATATTAGAATATTTGAGTAGTAAGATAATTTTCTTTTTCTCTTTCTAGCAATATCTTTATCACTATCTAAACCTGTATTCCAAAGTCTAGTATTTTCCTCGGACACAGGGTCCTTTTTACCCACTGTTGTTAAAGAATTTTCAATATACCAACCACCTTGATCTTGGAAGGCATGTGACCATACTCTTTGCCAAGGTAAGTCTTCACCTTCTGGTGCTGGTAAAAATCTAATTACTGCATAACCATTACCAGTTTTATCTAGTTGTGGTTTCCAAAATCTATCATCTTGGAATTTAGATTTATTCTTTTCTTTATCTTCAGGATTTAAATTGGCTTCAATAGCCTTGGTAAGTTTGTCAAAATTACTTGACGACTGTTTTAATGATTCAAAGTTCATTTTCGTATTCTCCTTGTATTTGTATTTGTGTTACCTGTATTAACGGTATCATTTGTATTTATAAGACCTTTTTCTTTCCACTTATGGTAGCCTTCTAACCACTCTTTTTGTGTTATGGGTCTATGTGGATATGTCACACCCTTATCACTTCTTAATCTCTCTCTCAATTTTGTCAAAATATCTATTACATAATTTAAAAATTTCATAATCATATTAACTAATATATCATGCTTTACCAAATTTGTCAATGATATTTTGAAATGTTAAATACTCTACATTTGGACAATCGTTCCATTCTTCAACTCTACTATCAATGGGTGTATTTCCCCTTTGACCATTTGGATTTACTTTATAGAATTTAACCTTTTTATACTCTTTAAAAAGTGTCTTAAATTGTTGTACCCAATTTGTGAAAGGAATAGGTGCCTGTTCTGGTTGTGCGTAATATTTCGTACCTTTATACATATTATTAACTTTACTTGTATTAGTTCTTAAATCATGTCCTATTAAATAAAACTCTTCCAAATCTTTATTTTGTGCTAACGCAACCCAACCCGCAGATGCCCCAGCAGCCCAACCTCTATCTTTTAAATCGTCTCTTATCAAATCTCTTAAACAATGCGCTTTATCGTTTGGATTAACCCAACTAACATTTATACCAGTATGATTAACTTCTTTTCTCATTATTTCATGTGCTTCTGGTTTATCAGCATATCTTTTTATAATACCAACTTTACCTTGCAATGTTGATCCATGAAATACAAAATTCTTTCTACCTTGTTTTGGATTTTCATTAACTGAATCAATATGTTTTTTAGCAACTTCAAATTCTGATTCAGATAAATCACCATAAACAACTTGTCTATAAGTAACTCCTGGAAGAGGAACCCAATCTCTTAACCAAGTCTCATTTTCATCACAGTATCCACTATGATATACTTCATGCATTATACCACCATCTACGGCTATCAATACATCTGCTTTAAAATCTCTATACAAAGCATTACAACCATATATTTTACCATGTCCTCTTAATATACGCAAATCAAATGATTGTCTACTTTCTCCATTTCCTATACAAAAAACTCTCTTTGTCATTTTATCTCTTCCAATTTTATCTCTCTTGTAAATAAATTTATAGGTTTGTCTATGGGCATTCCTTGTCTATTAAACCATTTCTTGTTAGCAAAATATACATAACCCATTGTACCATCTTCTAATTTAATTGATCTCTTTTCAATCTTACCTGTGTATGTAGTACCATCTTTTAACACTAATCTTGTATCAGCTTTATGTATGCCACCATAAATTCTATCTATTGGTTTTTCACCTATATAATTAGTTAAAATATTCATTTTCATTATAATATTGTTTTATCTGTTTTATGTTGTTCTCTAATTGTACCCGCCATAGGTATTATATGTTTTGCTTTTTTATTAAACTTTTTACTAATATAACATGAAGTTGTTTCGCTGTCAATATGTAAAGGTTTAAATCCGTGAAAATGTATAGGTATCAAATCGCATTTATCTAATTCTGCTTTAGTTTGTTTATGCCAATCGCTATTATCAAATATAATAATACCATTATCTTTTAATTTATCAAATGCTGGTTTAACACAATCAAATCGTACTTGTCCATCAATTACTATTACATCAAATTTAAAACTATGTTCATATATTGAGTTTATATATTCTATGTGATTATCTTTAAATTTAACATCACCAGTTTGTGTCATAAATCCATTTACTCTATCGTACCATTCTTTATTATCTTCAACACCATAGTAATTAACTTTTTTCTTTACCCACCATAGCGTACTAAAACCAGTGCCATACTCAAACACATTACAATTAGTCCAATCAATACTATTTAACCATTCATAACAAGGATAGGTGTACATAGGCATAACTTCACCTTT